AAAATCACGCGCGTAGTTTCGGCCAAAGCGTACGACGTTACCGTTATCAACAACTCGATGACGCTTACGGTAGGTATGAAGTCGCAGGACATAATACCCGGCGCATATGATGTCTCGGTGACTTTTAAGGACTTCGCGATGTCAAACACGGCGTACTCGAGCGAAACCCCTTTAGGGATAGTTAGCCACATGCAGCGCGCAGAATTAGTTCTAGCGGTTGAATTTCAAAGCGGTCAGTGTACCGTGTATGGGCTGGGCGCTCCGTTGGTTTGCCTGGAAACAAACTACGATTCTACCGGAGATGGCCTTACAACGTTCACATATGGCGTTGAAGATTGGCAGGCAGGGACAACGGCTCATTCTTTGAGTAAAGCAGATTATGACGCGTTGTCTACACCGCAACCGGCACCAGAACCCCAATTAAATCAAAAAGAAAATGAGTGAAGAATTAACTAACACTACCGGGCAGGGCGAAAGCACTGACCCGGTTGTCTCCCAACCAAAGGAGGCAACATTACAAGAGAAATTAGATGCGTATTTCACGATGACTGGTCTAAAACTTGATCCGAATTGCCACATGGATATGGAATTTTTATCTTTGTGGTATGAAACGAAGTATCTGACAAAAGTAGTTTACAGGTGGGCGATGAAGCCCGGCGCGCGTATCGTGCATTACGTCGACGGTGTCGTGTATAAGAGCGCGAACATGACAGACGAAATCGCGGAACGCCTCATGACTGAAAACCCGGCTTACGCCGATTGCTTCGTAGAAATCAATAAAGAGGAGGTTTAAATATGATAGGTTACAGACGTTTCGCGCTTGTTGTCGAAAAGGCGCTTAAGTTGTCCGCTAATACGGGCGATAAGATTATTAACTACGGGGATGGCAACTTATATCCGCAGGAAATAGCAGAGCTTATATACGCTTCCAAGACAGCCACAGCCGCAGTTGAGAAAATGACCGAAAACATTATTTGTGAAGGGTTCAAAAACAAGGATTTCGCGGCAATAACAAACGGGAACGGCTGTAACATGGACGATGTTTTAGAGGCTACGGCAAACGATGTTGCACGTTTTAGGGGCTGGGCTTGGATAGTACAATACGGGCTGACACCCGAAGGTTACAAGCCCCGAAACGTGTACAACGTTCCGTTTGAATATGTCCGTGCCGAGATGAACGACAACTATTTGAAAGACCCAGCCATAAAGAGATGGCGCGTTTTCAATAACTGGGATAGACAGAACGTCAAAGCAACAAGCAGTGCGCAGAACTCCACAGTATACCCGACCTACGACCCGGAAAACTTCGCATCAGAGGTTGAGGAGTGCGGCGGTATTGAAAACCATAAGGGGCAGCTACTATATGTGAACCTTGGAACAACGCGCCCGTATCCCCTTAGTACGTTCCATTCGGTACGAAACGAGATGGGCGCGGAAGACAAGAACGGCAAGTACGTTAACCGTACTTTGGGTAGGGGATTCCACATGTGTAGTATTGTGTCGCACGGTGATTTCGAGACCGAGCAGGCGCAGCAGGAATTTCGCGATACGCTGGCAGATATGATGGGTAGCGAGAACGCGGGTTCGGTTCTTACTGTAAGAGACGAGAACGTAGCCACGGACAAACCGTTTATCAAGGTAGACCAGTTAGGCAGTCCTATAGATAGGGAACTCTACAAGGCTTATGTGGAACCCCTTAGAAAGGACATTGCTATATCGGCATATAACATTCCGTTACCCCTTATTGACAGTTCGCTGATGACCTATTCTAATGCTTCGGGCGAGGTCATAAAAGAGCTGCAAAAGGTCTATCGCAATAGCTTGCAAAAGATACGTCAACGCATTTCGCGCGAGTTGTACCAAGTGTTCGGGGTTGACCCGTCGGTTACAGAAATTAACAATAAATTCGAGGAAGAAGATGGCATACCCAATAGCGTTGTTTCGCCAGTTGTTTGAAATAGCAACGGACGTTAAAGACAACAAGATAGAGAAAGCATTCTTTGAGGCAGACCTACTCGATATATTACCCCAGGTAAACAGCATGTACGAGGCTGTACCCGGGCAGTATATCCCGGACGGTCCTAACTTTGCAGGACTTGAAAAGGTTATTTGCTACTACGCGTTCGCGCGGTATCTACAGATAGCAGACCAAAACAGTACGAGCACAGGCATGAAGATTCAGACCTACGGCGGCTCGGTAGTAGTTCCCGATACAAGCAAGGTTAAAAGGTTTGAAGCCGAACGGGGCAAAGCAGACCTTTTTATAGAGCCGTTGATATGCCAAATGAAGGCAGACGGGTTTATAGAGGCGTGCACAGTATCGAACACCCGTATAGGGTTAATCAAGTGATAGAACAATTAGAGACCTATTTCCGCACGTTTTTTGCTGTGACCGTTCTTGCAGTAGTTACGGATATACGGGACTTTATATTTTTAGTAGTTATCGTTACCGCGTTGAACTGGTTGGCAGGTTATTTGGCAGACCGGGCAGAAGGAAAGCCCTACAGGCACAAAAAGACCATGCAGGCGGTTAAGGAGCTGTTTTTAACGAATGCAATTCTTTTCTTTGTAGCACTAACATGTAATATGTTGGGGCCCGAGATAGACTATCAGCTTTTAGTTAAAGTGCTCACTGGTATATTCCTTATTATATACACGCGTAACATAACAAGAAACCTTAGGGTAGTGCAGCCGGGAAATGAATTCGTGAAAGCGCTAAATAATATAGCAAATAGCAAGTATTTCCAACTTAAGAAAAAAATTAAGGACGGAGAATTTGAAATACCCTTAGAAGAAAAGGAGAAAGAAGATGGCGAACAGCAGTAAGTTAGTACCGTTCATCCTACAGTGGGAGGGTGGTTTCGTTAATGACCCCGATGACTTAGGGGGCGCAACCAACAAAGGTATAACTATAGGTACTTTCACCGAATACAAGAAGCGGAAGGGGCAAAAAGCCCCTACCGTTGACGACTTGAAAAACATATCCGATGCCGAATGGCACGATGTTTTCAAGTCCTTGTACTGGGATAGGTGGAAAGCTGATGAGATTAAAAACCAATCAGTAGCCAATATCTTAGTTGATTGGGTTTGGGCTTCCGGTTCGCACGGTATAAAGCGCCCACAACGTCTTTTGGGCGTGAAAGCGGACGGTATCGTAGGTAAGCAGACCATTGCAGCCCTTAACGCTATGGACGCAGCTACGCTCTTTAAAATGATTAAAGATGATAGGGCAAAGTTCATAGACGAGATATGCAAGGCGAGACCCAAAAACGAGAAATACCGCAAGGGGTGGATGAACCGTATTAATGCAATACACTATGAATAAGCTACAAAAGATAATTATAGGCTTTGCGGTCCTTATGGTGCTGTTTGGTGCGGTAACCAAGATGGTAGACACCATAAGGAAGCAAAGAGCCGAGATAGGACGTTTAGAACGCAACGTTGAGGCGATGAACGATGCGCAGATAGAGTACAAAACAAAGCTCGGAGATGCGGCAGTGAAGCGTAAAGCTTTAGAGATGTCGCACAAGGAGCTAAAGAAGACGAACGCAGACCTATATAAAGAGGTGGACGCGCTTAACGTCCGGGTGAAGGATGCGCTTTCCGCAACCCGTACCGTTACCAAGACAGTAATAAGGGAGGTGGTACGTACCGATACCGTAGCCGGGGAGCTTATAGCTGAATACCGGGACGCATGGAACACGATACAGGCAAGGGTTAAGCGAGACAGTACGGAATTAAGCTACCAAGGTAGGGACACGATAACGGGAGTTATCACAGTCCGAAAGAAAAAGTTCTTGTTTTTCAGATGGGGGGTCAAGGCTATAGAGCACGACATGGCAAACAAAAACCCCAAAACAAAGATAGATATAGACATAGCGGTAAAGTTAAAATAATTAAGAAATGGAGGGCTGTTAACAGTTCTCCATTTTTTGTTCACATTCGTTAACCACAGCTTACACAGACAAAAAGTTAGTCTGTGTAGGTCTCTGTGTAAAATAACCATCTCTATATTAGCTACTTATCTCTATTTACACAGACTACACAGTAAAAAGGGGTTAAAACATTATTCTGGAGAAAATAGCATTTACCACTATATAACGAACTGTAAAAACTACTATATCCGAAATGAAAGTTTATGAAAACATGTGTGTGTCTGTGTCTGTGTAAAATAAAACACTGCTAAACAGCGCTTTAGTTCACACAGACCATTTCTTTACATCTTTTCACTTTTCATTAAGGTTTATTAGCACAAAAAAGATACAACCCATTGACATTTGCCGTATATTTGCAATGTCAAAAGGAAACAAGGTTGTTCTTTACCGAAACTAAGAACACGATACCCGAAAGGGAAAGTTTGAAAAGTGAAAGGGATTCAAACACCGAATAGTTTTCTAAAAAGAAAAGAGGTCACCAAGACATTAAACTGGAAATAACCGTGAACAAGTAAGAACGTAGATTTGTTATCATTGTATTAACGTATAAAACGAAGCGAAGTATGAAAGCAATTGATTTAATTTTCAGAGAAACGCTGACCGCCGGTCAGTTCGAGATGAAAAGCCGCATATTAGTATTTATAGACGAGGCAGGCAACAGGTATAGCGATACCTTTTCAGAGGTACGCCATAACGGAAGATTCGAAGCATACCAATACAACGGTATGAAATACCAGCACATGCAAGACCTTATGGAAGCTATTTTCTTAAATAAGGTTAACAAGTGAACCAACGTATTTGCAAAAGCATTATATTTGCGTCAACAATTTAAAGATATAAAGCTATGAAAGAGCAAAAGTTTATTATCGACGAAGTGAAAAAGCACTTGCAGGCAAGCGCGAGAAAGAACAAATACCAAGTTATTGACGCAGTGCAGGAAATGCCGACGTTTGAATGGTTTATACTCCCTTACTATGTATCTACAATGGAAGGAACGCAATACCCCGTGAACGTTGAGGAGATGTATATCTACTGTGACGAGTGGGACGGGTTCTATAACGAGACGGTGGCAAAGGTTGCACAAGCCATTTTGGAAGCCGAGCAAATCAAATAAGCATAAATTAATTATTCACCATATAAAAAAAAAGAAAATGAAGATTACACCGTTAACAA